TACCAAACTGTTCAAATAAAAGATTGTGCATGATACTTCTAACTCTAACAATCTCTCTATGTCTATCTTTGCTAAGCAAAGTTTTCTTACCAATATAATATTTACTACATACAAGATCGAATGCTTTATCAATTAGTTTTGGGTTAGCACTTTTATATCCAACACCAACTACTCTCTTATTGCTATCGACTATTTCTTTTTTTTCTTGCAAGACTTTAGCTGCATATAAAAATCCTTCCGAGAACCCTACCTCATATAATCTTTCTTCTTGGTTCGTAAGAAGGAAAAATGCTTTCTTAACTTTGTAAATAAAATGATTGTTGTTTAAGTTCTTAATGTGTTTTTTATAATGCTCACTTACATTTATGGTCATAGATCCCCTACAGTTTTTATCGTTTTTTTTAATAATGAACTAAAGACTATGCGTTAGTTCGTTTGACTTCAGCATTCTCTACTTTGATAATCCTGTTCCAATGCTTTGGTATTCTTTTAAAAGCATTGAGAGTTTTAATACATTGACCTGTGTCCCTATGTTTCAGAATCAACTTAAACTCTTTTTCCAGTTTATCGTAGAGACGCACTCTACTGTTGCTCTTCATCCTTCTCCTTTTGTACTTTTGTAAAATCTAAAGTTAAGTTTTCGATCTTACATTCTACAAGTTCACCTTCATTCTTGGTGTTTGCAGCTTTCTCAGCATCATCAAAAAGTTCGATCATTTGAAATGAACAACTCCCATTGATAATTCGTTTGTATTTTGTCATTTTTTATCCTGTTTGTCTATATCTTTTTTATGTAAGCTGAATGCCATATCATTATAGATACTCATGTCGTGATAGTTATCTGCTTTAAATCCTCGTGTTGATCTATAAAGTTTGAGTGCCATCATAATATGACCTACTTGATGTGGTTTTATTTTTGTTTTTAAGTTGTCAGCAAGGACCAATGTAAACATCTCTGCCAACATATAAAAGTTATATTGATAATCGCCATAATCTTTTTCTCGATCCTGGACAATCTTCTTTTTAATTTCTTTATCTAAATCTGTTACTTTCATAATTGTTTTATTAAAGGTATGGCGAAAGAAAAAACAAAGAGGGAGCTAGAAGAAAGGGAAAGATCTAGCAAATAATACCCAAAAAACTTTCGCCACACCATTGATTACAATCTAGTATCGATTGTAATTGTTTTGTTTATAGTCTGAACCTTGACCTTTTGCAAATCTATTATTGCTAAAAGATTTCTGCTGTCCGCTAGGCTTGGCAGATGTCGATCCAGAATTTGAAGGTGTCAAGACAACATTGATAATTCCTGTTGGATTACCTTGTTCGTCTAGGTCCTCAAATGCAGCTTGATTGTACCATGCTTCTCCTATCTTTACTCCAAGTCTCCAAGTTTTACCCTCTGGACTTTTAGGATTGATTGGTGCAACAAATACTGGTCTATTATCTCCTGCTTGTTTGTCTGCGTTATGTGTAAGTTTTATATATATCTTATCACTCATATTATATTACTCCTTGTTGGTTTAACTTACTCTCATGCACATCATACAAATCTGTGACTTGTCGATATACTCTGAGATTTTTATTAGGATCAAATAAGCTAGGATTATCTTTTCTAAATTTCCTTAGAGCATAAATATCATTAATAGATTTTATGGCATCTCTTACTTGATTCATATTGATGTTCATATCAACATGACCTGTACCACTTACTTTTTGTTGTGGAATATTGTTAGTAGGTTTAGAGTTTGCTTTGAATGGACTAGCTTTGTAGCCATCATCATTATCCAAACCTGTTTTTAAATTTAATGCGTTCAAGAAAGCATACTTCTTAGCATAAGACATACCATTACCTGTACCAAACTTATCTAAGTTTCCCATTGCACTACATCCTGTAATATCGACATAGCTTTCTGGATTTTCAACATCATGTATTCTCATTGAACAAGTAACCATGACAAAGTTTTCTTTAATCTCATTGGTGTAATTACAAACAGGATAGAGTCCATTGTTTAGTAATGACTCCATTGCAACCTTTTGTACTTCATCATGTTGTAATGGATTGAAGTGCATACCAGGAACTTTCTTTCCTTTTGCAACACCCCCTGCTTCACAAGCAGCTTTATGTAGTTTTTGATATATGTTTGTTTTCATGCGTCTAATCCCCATAGTTGTTTGATTGTTTGTTTTTGCTCGTTTATTAAATCCCTATAATAAAAAGGATGATTTAATTCTGGTGGTTCTGCAAAGTGTGCAATCTTTTTAAGATCTCCTTTACAAAATACAATTAACTCTTCCCAAGATTTTATTCTTTGGATCATTAGATTGTATTGGTCCTCTAAATATTTTGGATTGAGTTGATAGTATTGTTCATCAAATATTTTATATTCATTTTCATTTACATAAACCAAATGCGGTTTTCTTTTTGTGCAATGATAATAGAATGCTACTTGTTTAATGTGCATTGGATCTGGTTCATCGGGTAGCTGGGTTGCTGCCATGTAGTATTCATCCTTGCCTCTTCTTTTTTTAATTGAACAAGGTTTAGTTTTTAATTCCATGAATGCGTTGTTGCTTTCATAATCGATACGACCAATGACATCGAACAACATCTCATCATCCTTGCTAGACACATATCGTTCAGCAACTAACTTATCATTACCAAATATTTCTTTGACAGATTTCTCTACATTCTTGATGGTAGGATGTGCAAACTCAATCATCATATCCCTTGCAAGTTTATCCTTATTATCCACAGGTGGTGTCAAGTTATTTATTTCATCTAATTCTTGTTGAAATACCTCATCATAATCTTTATTCTTGAGGGTTATTTTTTTTTCACCTTGAAATAAAACTTCACATAATAATCTTTGAGCTGTGTTGTTTACTAGATTACCAAAAGGTGCTTTGTATCGAATAAGAAATGATCTTCTTAGTTCTTGTGGTAAAGAATAGTTTAATAAAAATCTTGTAAAGTTTTGGCTTGAAGATGGAGACCAATGATCAAATCCTTGACCACCATTTAGCATTTGAAAGTATTGCTTATCTGTTTCTGTAATCATTTTTTCCTTTGTTGTTTTTCTACAAACTAACAGAATAAAAATAGTTGTCAAACTAAAAATCCATGCTATATAAAACCTGTTAGTATAATTAAAACAAAGGAGAAATATGACACTAGCAGAATGGCGAAAGAAACAAAACATATCCCACTACACACTTGGTCAGATGTTGGGATTTAGATCTATAAATCCAGCGACCAACTCACAACGATATTGCCTTGAGAGTAAAGAAAAAAGATTTCCAAAACCAAGTACAGTTAAGAAGATATTGGAAGTGACTAAAGGTGAAGTTAAAATTGATGATCTTTATAAGGCTTGGTGGGATTATGAAAAAGCAAAATAATAAACTACCTTATAAAAAGGTAAGAATTATTTGGCAGGATATTTGTAGCTCATCACAATGGTATGATGATCTTCAAGATGTAGATGAATTTAATTTTAGTTGGTGCGAAGACATTGGATTTTTGTATGAAAAAACTTCTAAGAAGATTACCATATTTAGTAGTTATTCTTATGATGGTAATAAGTTATCTGTTGGTAATGTATCTTGCTATCCAAGATGTGTCGTAAAAAAAATAATATACGAAAAGTAATATGACCTACTCAACTATATTTGAAGATGCTCAATTAAAATTAGAATTAAAACGATACAAGAGGGAAGTAAATAAACTTAGAAAAATAATTGACATACTTGAAACAGATTTATCTGTCAAAGAGTATGAAATAAGACAACTAAAAGAAAGGCTAAAAAATGGCAAGATGGACCTACCATCACAGTAATGGAAGTTATAACGATTGGCATAGAAAATATGATGGCATAGCCATGATTGATGTGGATAGTGTTGAAGTTTGTCCACATTGTTATGAACCTTTGGCTATCCTCGAGACTTGTTATGATAAAAACCAAAAATTCAAGGCAACAAAGCTCGTAAACACCCTTGCTAGACGACTAAACATACCCTGTTTTTTAGTATTTTACAAAAATGTGACACCAACTACCCTAACCTTTAGGATCAAGCGAATAACAAGCTCTCAGACAGATTTCATGTATATGAATGAGGACCAATGGGTATCAATACTGTATGAAATACAAAACCAACACAAATTATGTTGTAAATATGGCAAATAAATACGATAATTCTAGGGGATTTCTATTACTAACTTATAAACTCTATGGTTTTTTTAATAATAAGGTTAGTGGGGTAGTTAAAGGCAACTGTATCAATGTGTATTTATCTTTGATGAAGTATGCTTGGAAAACGAATAACTATAAATGCGTGGTAAG